GTAAACGTAATGCTTGGATGGGTGCTTCAATTCCACTACAATCAGTACCGACTTTAAGAGTTTTCATAATAGTTGTTTTATATTTGAAATCATTAGATTTGAAATGTTTGAGATAATTAAGATGATTTGTCATGTATATATAAGATAAAGAAAAAAATTTTGATTAAACGTATTAAATATTAATATTTAATTATGTGCTACTACATATTTTTCGGTATTTTTATTAGTTATATCTTCATAACAAATTGCTAAACGAGAAATTGTTTTACCTCCAAGACAATGCCAAGAAGTATCAGACTTAATCTCATCTAAGGAGTGTATTTTACATTTTAAATGTGTACCATTATCATAAATAAATCCATCTTCTTTTCTATATTTTTCTTTACTTTGAAATCCAGTTATCATTCCTAAATCTTTTGAAAATAATTTAGCATCTTCAAATGAATCGAAGACTGTGATATGTGCGGATGAAGTAGTTTTTTTACTTTTTAATGATGGAAATCCATTCATAAAATTTCCATCATTTTCAACAGGTTCGAGATAATCTTCCTGTGATACATTTAAACCTTTTAAATTTTCAGCAGCATTTTTAGCTAACATTTCCATTTTTGTAACAATATTTTTAAACTCTTTAGGACAATATATTTTTGTTTGTGTATAGTTATCCCAATTTTTTATACGTCCTGTAACTCTTCCAAATAATTGATAAGCATTATCATTATCCAAATTAGTATGAGCGAAAATAGCAGAAGTAAAATTACCATAATTTGAAGAAGTTAATGTTTGACCCATTTGAACACAAAGATATCCAGTAATTATAAAAGGTCGTAAATTTATATGGTGTTCATTTAAAATATCTGCGATTTCTTCACATAATTCATTATTATTTTCTCCTGGTTCAGATTTAAGATTAATTGGTACTATTCTTGTTTCATTTTTTTCTATATTTGTGAACCATTCTATTTGTTTGGTAGAACCATTTATAGTACATATAACAGCCTCCTTACATTTTTTAAAAATTAAATCTCTTATTTTACAATGTGTTGAAATTCTCGTATATGCTGGAATAAAAGTTCTTGTATTTTCAGCTAAAATTTCAGGATATGAATTTATAATATTTTCTATATATTCAGAATGTTTTTCAGAAGATATTTTTGAATCATTTTCAACCCAGATCATATCAGATATACCAGCATAATTTTCATTATTATAAACATCTGTTTCAAATATATGAATATTTGCCCAAAATCCTTCTTTTTTCCAAACATTTAAAGGAGTAGCAGTATATCCTATAGCTCTTGTTGTTATTGGTAATTTTGCAATTTTTTCAAGATGATTACGCCAATCACGGAGTTCAATATATTTGTGGATCTCATCGCAATGAATAGATATACGTTTAATTATAGTATCTGAAGTATTTAACCAATCAATAAATTGATTTAGAGTAGATAATTGTTTTGAATTAGTACAAGCTACTAATATTTTAGGACATTTTTCTTTACGAGAACATTTTCCTATCAAAGTATCTAAAACATCTTTACCTTGTATCATTGTAAAATTACCTATTTTTTTACTTGCAAGAACACAAATAGATTCATTACCGTGTTTTTCAGAAAATCCTGAAAGTCGTTTAGTAAATTGATCTGCATTACATAATGTATTCATAGTTAATACTATATGAAGTGAGCGTCCTTCAATATCATCATCTTCAATATCCATTTCAATATTTTTAATTGATACAAAAGTTTTGCCATGTTGTGTCTTGGCCACATAAACCTGAAAGTTATTCATTTTAAAAAAAATAAAATATAAAAATCAATTTTGAAATCTATAAATCTATTATAGTAATAATTAACTTGTTATATCAAAATTTTATGTTTCACGAATTAGTAGTTCTAATACGAGTTCAACTTGATTATTATTTTTAAAATAAATTTTTTTTTGGGTATTATCATAATTTACGGATTGATAGGATTTATTTTTATAAATAATGGTGTCATCTTCACTACTTAGTTCCCAATCGCCATTAGGCAAACATTCACAAAATTCACTCAAGTCTACATCTTCGTTTGATGATTCAAGGGTGTCGAGAAAGTAATAGGGATCCATTGTTGTTGTTAAGAATAAGAATAAAAAATCAATTTTGAAATTTAAAAATTTATTATGATTAATTAGACCAAACTAATAAAATTTACTTGAAATAGTATTTTATAACTATTTTCCATGTTTTTGATATTTTTGCATTATCTCTTGTAGAAGTAAAAATAGCACCTAATGGTGTATAACATACTAAGGATTTGTACCAAGGATTATGAGTAGGATTATCACTTGCTATTGATTGTTTTCTACTAATATTATATTTTTCGTTAAGTTGTTTAAGTGTTGTATCTGGATTTTGTGATAAATATTTCATATATTTACATATTAAAGTATTTTGTTTTTCTTTTTTTTTTAATTCTGAAACTAAATAATTTATAGAAAAATTATTTCCACATAATTGTTGAATTTCACGTTCAAATGATAATTCAGGTTTAAGTAATTTAAATGTTTTTTTTAGTATATTGTTATTATCAAGTTCTTTTTGAAGATCAGCCCATTCATTTATTATTTTTGTTTTTTCTTCAAAATTGCTATTGTGAAATTTTGAGTCAAAATGAAGAAGATAGATGACAGACATTTTTGGTAAATATAGGATATAATATAGAAATCAATTTTGAAATCTAAAAATGTATTATAGTTAATTATAGTTAATTATAGTTAATTATAGTTAATTATACCGAATGACTCAACCAATGTGAATTCTGTTTCATATAAGCAATAACGTCGTTGGATTTAGGTTTGCTACGGTATAGGTCAATATCATCACAAGCATGTTTAAGAATTTCGCCACCAATATAATAACCGGTAGCACCACCAGGTAGTTTATCCAAGATTTTGTAGACACCATATCTACGGGTAAATTCTGTTTTTGATAGAGCTTGATTCATATGTTGTTGAGTTAATGCTTGGTATTCATCAGGTGGAAGAGTTTTTTTCTGTTGGATAGATTGCTTCCATAGATTTTGGGATTTTCGCCAATCTCGAAGCATTGTAGTTTCGATTTTGTTTTTAGTTTTTAGAAATGATTGGATGGAGTTGGTGATGTCGGTGTTATGCATACAGAGTTTTTTGAGTTCTGGTGTAGTTTTACCAACAAATTTAGTATTAGTCATAGATACAGTAGAATCTTGTTGTGAAATACCATTGTATTCTTCAATACAAGATTTAAATGTTGGAGGTACATAAATGTCGATATCATGTGGGATGTTATAACCACATACACGTCCAGGGAGTGCTTGTAGTAGCGTGTCGTTATTCATTTTATCGGAGGATTCAAAAACCCCACAAATATATGTTTTGTTGAGTTGATTTCCGAGACGTAATTTACCACGAATAATGACAACAGTGAATTCTGTAGGTTCAATGTTATAGAATGGGGTTCGTGAATATGTTTCTGCGTCAAAATGAATTTTTTTGATGTTATGTTGAATAAGGAATTCAAGGAGATAGTCACGTTGTTTACCGATAGCTCGTATGATAAAATATTTGGATTGTGATTGATATTTTCGGAGAATTTCAAGAAGTTTAGGTTCATTTGCAACTTCTAGTTTAATATTGGAATGAACTAATCCTTGTGTATGATAATCCATAATACTCTTGTATGAGTCACCTGGTTCCATATAGACACGTCCCCAATATTTCTTGACTGATTCATCTTCTTCATTATTGTAAATACTATCTTCATTAGCTCGTGTAGCTGTAATGGATAATATATATATATTATGTTCGGGTAAAATGGAACATTCTTGTCCCTGAATGATATTTTGTAGACCAAATTTATGTAGAAATCTGTGAAGAGAACCGTGTGCTGTAGAACCATAATGGATTTCATCAATAATGATTAAGGAGTTAGAGATTTTGGAAATATCTGTGATATGTTCGAGATTTCTATTAAAATAAATATTTGTAGGTAGTTTTTTGAAAATTTTTGATAAGTCGGTTGGAGAATCTGTAAGTAATTGTAGATAAGATTGCCCCAATGTTCGTATTTCGTTTTGCCATTGTGTTTTGATGGAGGTGTCACTCATTCCGGAGATGATGAAACAGTTTTGGATGGTTTTATCTTGAAGCATTTTGAATGCTGTATAGAGACCACAACCTGTTTTACCGGATTGCATTTGTGCTTGGAGTTGTACGTAATATTTATCTTGGAATTCATCAATAATGGCATTAGATGCAGTGATTTGATTGGAATGGAATGGACATGGTGGAGAGTTGGTGGATGAGGCTTGCATAATAGATAATGCAATGGAATAGAATTTTCAATTTTGAAATCTATAAATCTAAAAAGTAAAATGATAATAATTCAGAATAAAGTTTAAATGCAAAAAAAAAAATATATATTAATAAGTATAATGGTAGCCAAAGAAGACAAATATATACCAATAGTAAGATGGGTAGGGAGTAAAAAAAGAATAATAGATAAAATAATAGAAAATGTGCCAGAAGAATTTAATGATTATTATGAGCCTTTTGTGGGCGGAGCAATTGTTTTTTTATATATGCCATATGAAAAAAAAGTATTTTTGAACGATTGTAATAAAAATGTAATGAATTTGTATAAACAAATGAAAAAATCGCCAGAAAAATTAATAAAAAAAGTAGCAAAATATGAAAAAGAATATTTAGAAAGTAATAATAAAAAAGAGGTATTTTTGGGATTTCGTGAAAAATTTAATAAATTAATAAATAAATATACTTTAGATAAAGCTGCTTTATATATTAGTATAAATAAGACAAGTTTTAATGGATTATTTCAAATAAATAAAGATGGTATATTAACAAGTGCTTTTGCAAATGTAAAAAATCCACGTTTTTATAAGAAGGAACAAATAGAGAAATTTTCAAAAAAACTTAAAGGAGTAAAATTAACGTCGGTTGATTATTATGATGCTTTAAAAACAGCAAAAAAGGGGGATTTTGTATATTTAGATCCTCCTTATGTACCAGATGATTTTACAAAATATAATATGAATTATTCAAATAATGAATGGGATGAGGATGATTTTTTAGATTTAGTTGAAATGGTTGAGGAGTTAGATGAACGTGGTTGTTATGTGATGTTATCAAATTCAGATTCAAAATTTATTAGAAAGCATTTTCCAAAAAACAAATATAATATTATAAAAATACCGATACATAGAAGTTTATCTCCTAATTTGAAATTTAGAGGTTATCAAAACGAATTATTAATAATGAATTATTAATATTTTTAAAAAAGTAGAGTTATGTAATTTTTAATAATCAAAATTAATCTGGAACGATATTAGATACAGAATTAAGCGGATGAGCTTGCAGTGATTCCGGTTTGTAAAGTTTGTAAATAGGGTTTTGTAAATTTGAGTGTACCAGAAGGAGAGCGTTGAAGTTGCATTTTATTATAGATGTCTTCATCATCTGAATCTGACATATATTCATCATCTGAATCTGAAAAGTACCAAGCAGAAATTTCTTCAGGAGAAAGGACCTCCATTTCTTCACGTTTTTGGCTAACAAAGTGATTTAACATACAAAGTCCACATAAACTTTGACCGAATGGTTTACCAAGAGATTGTTTTCGTTGTTTTTTGGAGAGTGTTTGTCGTCCGTGTTGACAAGGATATGGATGCCTACATTGTGAATTCCAATGTTGAATAGCATACATAAATGCTTCTTGGAATTCTTCGGTAGTTTCAGAATCTGCTTGAAGTGAGATGTTTGGATAATTTAGCAGCTGGTTCACCATTGCTCTCCATTTGAATAATTTAGGGAGTATACGAATGGATACTTGTGGATGAGGTTTCCAATGGGGACTGGGTGGGATGGAAATTTTGCCAGCCATTGATGTAATCTACTTCATTACAAAAAAATCAATTTAGGATTTGTATTGTGTCATAAAAAAACCTCCACTCACTTGTGTTTTTGTGTTTTTTTTGTATTTTGTATTTTTTGTGTTTTTTTTTGTATTTTGTATGTTTTGTGTTTTTTTGTATTTAGCATTTAGTATTTTGTATTATTTATCAGTTGTTATGTTAACTAATTAGATTTAATGAGTAACCCAAAGACTCACATTATCCGGTGAGAAACGTGCACTTGCATAGTATGCGATGATTTCAGACATAGTTAGTGTCCGATTGCCTTGTTCGTAGTCAAAGAAGGCATCACGTGCTTCTTGAATAGAACGAGTCCATGGTGCATCAAGATAAGTGCAAAGAGGTCCAAGTCCATTACCAGATTCGAGTACCCAATCAAGTTTCTCGGAAAGGGGTGATGAAGGAGATGGTCGTGGATGTTTTTTCTCATAGATTGAGAAAGCAGTTTGAAGAGAGGAGTGACAGAGAAATTTGTGATTATCGTAGTAGTTTTGGAATTCTTGTTTATGGTCTTGAAGTAAATTGGCAATAATTTGCGGATTAAGGGCATCCAAGTCTTCAAGACCATCACAAGCTACTACCCAAGAGTAATCATTGAATGTGGTATCTTTAGGAAGATAAGTCCAAGTAACTTCTCCAAATCGCATGGCTATTTCACCTCCAGATTTTGGATTGGGAGCATTAGCACGTGTGGGTTCTATTTGATGTGGAATACGCCAAGATGATGAGCCTGGTACCTTTTCAGGGAATTTAAGAATTTGACAGGGATTAGCATATTTAGATAAGAGATATGTTTTCCATTCGTACCATTCCTCTTCATTGACAGAAGAGTAATAGTCATCAAAATTAACAAGATCAATTGATGTACCAACATCTTGAGGTTTTCCATTTTTGGCGAAAATTGGACCTGTTAAGACTTGTAGTCTTGTAAGACAAGGTTGAATAACACGTTGTGCGTTATGATGATAAGTGACTTCACCATCAAAACGCCATTGTTCGAGAACAGGAATTTGACCAATCTTATTATACATATAAATGCGACCATCTCCTACAATAAGAGATGCAGTTGCATTAAGTTTGTAAAAGTGGAATAGAATGGTTGTGGTACATCCACCTTGTAATGTGGAGGGCATATCTTCCAGCCATTTTTCTTGGACTTTTTGGAGAATATCAGCAAGATGATGTCCGTTAAGTGGAACTTTGAGCCTCTCCAAATATTCATACATTTCTTGGTGAATAGAGGGAAGAGCGTGTGTTTCCATCCATTTGGATACATCATTGCCTGCATGTCCGTCATAAACAGCTTCCATACAATATTCTCCACCATCACAAGGAAGATTTTTCTTAAGACGATGCATTGTGTCTTCTTGTTCTGTTCTTCCTCCTAGAATACTCGCACAAGAGGAGGAGTTGACATGTGCTTTTTCAGAGGACGGTGGTTTTGGTTCAGGAATATCAGGACAAGATTTTTTTTGTTCTATTTTAGATAATTCGGACCATTCTTTTGTGGTAGAAGATTGTTTTGCAGCTTGTAACCATTTTTCGAGGTCAATAAGTTGACTGAGTTGTTGCGGGGTGAGGGCGGTCATGTTGCGTATTGTTAGGGATTAACATGCAAATCAATTTATAATATGTAATATATGTAAAAAAAACCTCCTCTCACTATACGTGTATTCTGTATTCAAGTATACAGTTGTGTATTTAACGTATGTAATTTATTTGTTCTTGTAGATTGAATGGATATGTTTATTTGAATTCATCCCCATCCTTAGCAGTCCAACCAAAGTCTGCTGATGTTTGACCGTTTCGTGAAACATTTTCATTGATGAAGAGTGGAATATGTGGATATTTTCTCTTATAATAGGGAGCTTCACCCTCCGGTTGTCCTTCTTGTGAAGTGGCGAAAGCAGTAGTAGCACCACCGACAAAGAAGATGGCGAGATTGCGTGGTTCAGGGAACTGATGCGCTGCGTGTAAGACCATTTTGTCAATACCGATTTTGCCGTGAAAACTCCAATCACCAGGAGGAGCACCTTTGAGTTCATCAGTAGTATTGACGACATTTATGACTTCAAAATGTTCCATTTCCCTGATGAGATTGTCAGGGTCAACATCTCGCTTGACTCGGATAAATCCGAGATAGTCATAGGAGTATGTGGAAGCAAGTTGACGAAGAACATATTGAAGTGCACCATCGCCATCTTGGTCGTTGTCCCAGATAACATAAATCTTATCAGATGAAGCATCAATGAGTTGATCAATTTGGTCGAGAGTTTGTTGGCATGCTTCTATGTTCTTGTCTTCATAGTCGAAACCACTGGCAAAACCAACTAGTTTGATATACTTAATGGAACCGTCCAAGTAAGTTTGGGTTGGGGGGAAGGGCTTTGGATGGAGGGGGCATTGATGTTGTAAGGCTTCATTGGATTCATCAATAAGTTGGGCGTCATGTGTGATACAACGACAAGCGGAGCAATGGTTTTCGTCAATTGGGACTTCAGAGCGAAATTGGTGGTCGCATTCAGCACATTCATAAAGAGGATAAACAGTGTCATCCTCAAATTGAAGTGGTGATTGTTTTTTTGTGCGTCTAAGTGTTTCAACTTGTGGGATGGTTTGGTTGATGATTTGACGTGCAATAAATGCAAGCCGTACATTTAGTTCAAAATCTTCAGAACGTGTGTTAAGGAAATCGATGGCCTTTTCCCAATCGTGAAAGTCTTCGCAAACTTTATAAAATTGTGAAAAGGCCAAATCCTTGGCATTTCTTGCCATGATTTTGCCTAGGAGTTTTTTTGTGTTTCTACCGCCAAGTTGTAATTTTTTAAGTTGACTGTACATAGAAACTGCATCAAGAACTGTTTGTGTGAGCTGTTCTGGTGAGGTGTGTGCTTGCTGTCTTAAAGCAAACTCTTGAGTTTTTTGGGCCAGGGTGGGTGAAATGCCTTTGACTTGCCGTTTACCGGAAGCTCTGGCAAGTGCTCGTTTATAGCGAGCGCAGTTTTCTTGGGTGGAAACAGTGGGTGCCATTGTGGATAATGATGGAACACATAGAATTCAATTTTGGTTTTCTATTGTGTGTAAAAAAAAACCTGCGCTCGTTTGTGTTAGGGTATAAGAAGAGAGAAATCAATTTGTATTTTGTATTATGTGTAAAAAAAACCTCCGCTCGCTTGTGGGTGTGGCACAGTGTGTGTGTGTGTGTGTGTGTGTGTGTG